AGTGCAAGAGCAAGTAGGGTCTTTTTCATTGAACCAATGTCCATCCGCCTGGAGATTGAAGGATTGGTGCAAGGATTATTGCACCAAAGTTAGAGTTGATAGCAGTTGATACAAGACCGCTGATAGTTTCAGTACCAAATGGAAGGATTGAGATGTTGTTGGTATAGGCATTGCCACCAATGTCGATGATCTCAATCTCCCCCGATGCCGATAGGCCTGGCACTGCTCCCGCGCCTGCGCCTGACATTTGGGACGACGGCAACTGAATCACAACGCCACCACCGGTGTAGTATACAAGCACCAAGCTAGTGCTACGTTGTATAGTTGTGATTCCAGTTGCCGTTATTGGCAGGACTGAAGACAGCGGCATGGTTAGCCATCCGATAGATGGACCCATGTATATTCGGGTCATCTGTCTAAATGTACCACCTTGGTCTAGATCAAGTTGGGAAGGCATCACACGCGCCGTTCAATATGGCCAGATTTGCCGGCGACTAGATTTTGCATCAGCACCTGATTCTGTGCCAACATCTCCGACATAGTCTTCATAATCTCTGCCATGCCTTCGATCTTCACCACATTGGCAGCGGCTTGGACCTTGGCCATTTCAACCTGATGTTGTTCGACTAAAAGCTGACCATAGGGACGCTCTTCATCCGGCTTAGCATTCCATTTCTTCTCAAAGGATTTGGTAAGGACCTTGGCCTCATCATCGATTGGAAGCATATCCGGAGTTGGTTCGCCAAGGAAGATTATGTCATCAGCGTGTTCGGCTCCGGTTCGATGGGCGACGATAATTTCGCCTGCAATGACTTCACCACGCTGATTGCGATAGGTAACATTCCAACACGCTGGATCATCGCAATCGAGTTGCATGGGAACATCAAGGCGCTTGCGGAGTTGTTTGCCTGAGGATCGATCGGTCTCGACATACTCCCAGTGGTTGTTTTCCACTGCGAGATAATGGGAGGTGATTAGTTTCCAACGTGCCATTTTAGTTCTCCGTCATATGAGATAGGTCTGTAGTGCGGATAGTTGCTGAACGTTCTGGTACAGCGGCGTGTTGTAGTTAAATCCGGTTCTAGATGGTTCCGGATTGAAGACGTAGCCATTGTTGGTTGGTGGCGTGGCGAATTCGTAGCCGCCGCCCCAAGCTGCCCAGCCTTTATATAGGCCGCTAGATACCATTGCGGATAGCATGTTGCTGTTGGCTGTGATTGAATTGGTGGTTACGTTTGTGCCACCAACCAAATAATGGAGTGTGTCTGTGCCGTTGCATTTGAATGGGTCGGGGGCCATTCCGAATTCGCCAATGAAACCCTTGAAGCTGTTGGTCGTGAGGAATGAATTGAAGGTGTTGAGGATCGTTGAGCCGTTTAGCGTAGCCACTGAGCCTCCACCACTGGCACTGGCATCGAGGTATTGATGGGCCTCGAAGGCGAAATTATTCGCTGTATCAGCAGCATACCCGGCAAATGCAGCAGTGTTGCCGTTGGACGACCAACCAAGCGCGGATGATTGACCAGTGCCGGGAATCAGGATCAGCTGCGTCGCCCCCACCGCCCGGATGGCCGTAATAGCTGGGGTGCAGCCCCAGTCACGCCAGACCGTTGCAGCCTGCGTCGGTTCGTTCATTAGGCCAAAGATAACGTTGGGATAGTTGACGAAGGCTGAAGCAACACGTCGCCAGAAGTCTTGGAATAAATCCGATTCTCTGGTGGATGCTAGTATTTTCTTGGACGTGCTAAATACCGGGTCCCATTGATTGCCACTATTGTGCGGATCAATTACGACATAGATGTTTTTGGTAAAGGCATAATCGATGACTGTCTTCATCGCGGCAAGCATCGAGGCGTTTAATGCGCCATATTCAGCGGTGTAGAGCCATTGATTGTTGATGACATAACGCATCAACCCGAAGCCATTGGCTGCCAATGCATCAATTTGCGCTGGTGCAGGGCCGAGACCAAAGGATGGGTTGAGTTCACCTCCAGCGAAATTGTAGCCAGAATGGTTAACTGGTGTGAATGTGCCAGCAGGGGGCGTCAGAGCAGCTTGACTGAAGGTACTGACCACCGTAGATGTGGCACCATTTGACGAACTCGATCCAGCAGAACTAGTAACCAATAACGTGAATGTGGTTGTAGAGCCCACCCCAGCGGAGGTGGAAAATGAGGCTTGGTTGAGGATTGTGGTTATATTGGCTGGTGTATCAGGACCTGCGGTATAGGGACCTGTTCCGCTGAGCCCTGTGCCAGATAGTGTGCCAGCGGCACCAGTCAACGTAATGGTAATAGTTTCTGTTGGTGATCCTGAATTGCCGTCGGTGATACTAACCGCACCAAACGGTCGCGCAGGCACGATGCTTGGATAGATTGGCATATTGGATAGGATATTAGTAATGGTTGGTGGAACAGCAGGCAATGTATCTGGAAGTGGAGTGGAGTAATAGGTTGCGTCAATGCCCATAATATTGTTGTTCTGGGCGGCTGTCAGCGACAGTCCAGGTTCGATCTCCGCATTGGTAAACGAACCAACCCACCAGAGGCCAAAATTCTTATCCCACCCAAACTCAGCTTGTGAAGAACCAAAGAATGTGCCTAAGGTGTAGGTAACGGTCGCCGTAGCAATGACAGTGCTGTCTTTGTAGGTTATGAACCCATTAGCTACACCAGAGGAATAAGTAGCCCCATAATCATGATAAGCCCCATTAACAGGAGCCCAGCTAAGGAACTGGTTAATTGCCCCTTGTGCTGGTGGGGTAACTGATCCGGTGCTGAATAGTTGAATTCCAAAAATTGATGGAAGAATTGGCCCGTTGAACCAGTTCATGCTGTAGATACCATAAGCAGCACTGGAGCTTTGGTTCATGCGAATAATGGTAGAGAAAGCAGTTTTGTTGTTAATTGGAATGTTAAATACGCCCTTAATTCCTACTGGGGCAACGATTTCAGGATATCCAGCGGAGTTGTTGAGGTTAAGGGTTGGGAGTGTGCCTGTGAAAGTGATTGAATTCTGCTGGCCGGGACCGATGCCATATAAGGTGACGACTGGAATTCCGCTGCGCGCACTTGCCCAGGTTTGAATCGCTGCACGATCTAAGCCATAATAGCTTCCGGCACCAGCTCTGGTAAATCCCCAATCCATTTGTTGGCCATCTGATACACGCTGTAGACGAATAGCAGGACCGGTGTTCGGCGTAAATCGATTGTAGAGGCCATAGATGTTGGTTAGATTTGCTATTGGAAGAGTGGAGTAGCCATCAACGATCGAGGACATGTTAAGTGTTGGTGGATCGATCCACCCAGCGGAATTGGTTGTGGAGATTAGGATGGTGGCTGTTTGGCTTGGGGTGTAGGTGAAGGTGGCGAGACCATTTTCGCCAGCGGCCAAGGGGACGGAAGCCGGAGTGAAGGTGCCTCCAGCAGATGTAACTCCATCAACTAAGAAATCATGAGGAGTAATGGTAATAGGTGAGGAGATGCGACCGCCATAATAGACGATGAAATTACCAGATGCTACGCCATTGGTGAGGTAATAAGCCGATGGCGGACTTCCGGGACGGAATAAAGCATAAGCAGTTGGCTGTGGACCAGAGTATCCAGTGAAATCATCAAGCACGATCATAGTTGGGTGCTGAACGCCAGTGGATGTGAAGTCGGCCAAGCCACTCATATTGACATTGCCTGGATCGAGCGAATAGCCATAGCCATTAGGGCCATAGCCTGTGGCAAAGCCTGGACCACCGGACCAAATGCTGAATTCGATTCGATTTGCTTGGAGATAGGTTAATAGGTTGCGTGTGACAAGATTCCAATCCGCATAATCGAATAGGCCTAGAAACCAAGGACTGTCATTGCTGGAACCATATTCGCCAAGGTGCCCAACTAGTCCATGTTGATTAAGCCAAGGGACATATTCTCGGCTTATGCGAGTGACGCCGATGGTGGGATTGGTATTGATGCCAGGTGGTGCAGCGCCGGGGGTGGCTACTTGGTCCGCATAACCAAAATGACTTCCTGAATCATCCCAATCAGGGTACATATGAGCAGAGAAGACTAGATTGTTTTGCGAATCGTTAAGGGCATATAGACCAGAACTATTGAAGGGATTCCCTTGGCCCGATACCCAATTCCATGCACTGGTGTAGTTGGTACCTTCGACATAGATTCGACCGGTATAGCCAGCGGCTCGGATTGAGTTTATGGCCAGTTGAGTTGCGGAGAAAATGATTGCGGAATCAAATCCATTGGGCCATTCGTTCATTAGATCGAGGCCATAGATACCGGCAAGAAGAGATGGATTGGCAACGTAATGGGCGGCGAGCTTGCCCCAAAGGTCAGCAAAGGCTGTAACTGGGAGTTGGGCTGAGCCAACATTGAAATTACCCGGACCCACGCCAAACATATGATTATCAATAAGGCACTTGCATCCAGCAGCTGCGGCAGCGAGGATGATTTGATCAATCATACCAACATAGCCACCATTTGGGAAAGCGGTGGTGGAGGTGGTATCGATTGGCCCAAAGGCAGCGGGTTGGGCGCCGACGAAACCAGTATAGGGAGCGACGCTGTTGGGTAATGACCAGCAAAATGGGATTCTGAAGTGTTTAATTAACTTTCCTGCGTAATAATTAACACAAGCGGTGCTTGCAAAAAATGGAAATGTACCTTGGGCTCCGCTGAGATTAATGCCAACGGAGAACACACCTTGTGGAGGGGCTGGAGGTTTAAGCCCTGCCACTGGTGGAATAATTCGATTTTTGCGCGGGATTAAGACCATTTAGTTGAATTGCCCATAGACGCAGCCGCCCTTTGCAAAACACTCGTAAACTTTACCGGGGATACTAGTGTCACCGACGATAGAGAAGACAGGTGCGAAGATGCCGAGCGGGTAGCCGTTGTCGAGTTGAGTCCAAGTGCTTCCATTGTCGGTCGATCGCCAAAGACCGCGCACGCCGCTCAACCAACCCCAGGCGTAGATCGTCGCGTGGGTTGATCCGTTCATCGCGGCCCCAAAACCAGCAGCCCATACGTCCTGCATGTTGGCCACAGCCGTCCACGTCACACCAGAATTTGTGCTTAACCAAAACGGCTGTACCGTTGGATGACTGATACAACAAGTGTGCCCCGGTGTGAATAACAAAACACCTGCTTCGACTGGCGAAGCCTGCAACACCATCTGATTAAATCCATTGACACCACTTCCGTTGGTAGAAAAACTGTTTCCACTTCCTGCACAGTGGACGCATTGTTGCGTCCAAGTTGAGCCGCCGTTGGAAGAGACGTAAACAGCATCAGCATTCGAGCCGTTTGAATTATAATTATAAAGATAAAATGTCGATGCTGTTACTCGATCGGCAGCACACATAATGCTGGTAAAGGCACCATTCGGCCAACCTTCAGCCGATGGCAATCCAGTTGCGGCAGCCCAGGACGATCCACCATTGGAAGAAACATAAGGACCAACTTGATTGGCAAGTACCCAAATAAAATGGGTGGCGTCGGTTGCGGCCAGGCAGCCCCCCATATTGGAAAGAGAAAGCACCGATGGTGCACCGCCAAAAGCGCTGAAGGTTTGTCCGCCATTCGTAGATATGCCGCTTTCATTGACGGGAGACGTGAACGGCTTGATGCCCATGCCAATGACGGTGCCAGGTGTCGCTGTAGTCCACTCAACACTGAAACCATCGATGATAGAGTTGGCTGTCGGATTGGCGAGGCCGTGAGATGATGGATACGAAGCAGGGTTGCTGACATAGAACTCTGGACGATCCTGAGCACCGATAATTGGTTTGCCGCCTGATGGGCTCATTACCTGATTTATATCGAGGGTCTCTATGCCTGCCGTCTGCGACGTCCATGTCAAAGCTGCTCACTGGTTGGTGGATTGCTTTTCCAAACGCCGATTCCTTCAGTGAAGAATACTCGATTGCTACCGGACGGATCAAATTCAAGACCGCCCGGTGTCATGAACCCGGCTTCGTTGGTGAATGCAAGCCAAGGAACATCGGTTGCTGCCAATGTCGGCGTGCCTGTAGTTTTGAACCATGTTCCGGCTGGTCCCGCCGTGCTTCCATAGAGTACGCCCGGATTGTTTCGGCTAATGGCATAAAGATGACTGGCGTTGTTAGAGTCGATCGTGACGCTTTGTGCGTCACTACCAACGACTCCGCTTGAAACTTGCGCCCACGTACTACTGATATACGAGTTAAGCTTCCCGCCGCCGCCGCCTGTATTGTCTACCACGAAGAGATTGCCGCTTCGATCGAACGTCATGCGCCAGAAGGTCGTAGGCATCCCGGTTGAATTGATCAAAGCCCAGGTCCCGGCCAAACCGGTCGTAGTACAATAGATGCCGGTGCCATAGCTTGTGGCGCAGGCACGTGGCGTCGAGCCGCCACTTATCGAGTTGAAATCGAACGCGACAAGCGCATTGTTTCCGGTGCTGCTATTGGCAATCGCACTAATATGTGTAAACGTTGCACAACCATCGGTCGAATAAAAAACACCGCTGTTGGGCGTACCGACAAGCAATCTGGTCTCGTCGGCGGGGTCCACTGCCATGAAATTTCCCATGCCACGATTAGCACCGGCAGGATCAGCCGCTACTGCCGACCATCCCGCACAAGCAGTCCAGTTAGTCCCACGGTTCGTCGTCGTGTAGACGACGCTGTTGTAGTACAGATAAAAATGCTGCGTATTGCTCGGAGCGACGACGATTTCATAAGACCCAACACCACCATCCGCGCCAATGGCAGACCCCGGCATCGAATTGGACGTAACGATCTGCTGCCAACAACCAGCAAGCGGAGTGTTGCCGCATGGCGTCGCGTTGGGGTTGAACCAATGGGCGCCATAGGTGTCGTTGCGCTCCACCATCGTAACGGTGCCAGAATTGTTGCAGGAGCTGATGCCCTGATCGCAAGCGATATCGATGTTGGTCTCGTATCCTCCACCACCAAGAGCGAGTGTGAACGATCCAGTGTTGGCAATTGCGCCACTATAAGGCAAGGTACCCAATTGAGCAGTAGCAGAAATATCAAATTGGGCACTAAAGAAAACTAATAACGCTACGAACCATCGCATTAGGGCCCCCATGCCGCGAGAGAAGTTGCAGCAGGGCCGCCTGTGGCTGAAGTTACAGTTACAGACACCGATCCAGTACTTGTAGTATGGGCCACGTTGTACGACATACCTGTATTATCAAATGCGTCAGATGTGGCATTAACCCAAATATAAGTTCCAGCATTAGGTGATCCGACATTTGTAATTGCCCCACCGCCTGCTGGCACTGTTATAGATGTTGTGAAACTTATGGGACTGGTACCGTTGGTAGAATTATTATTTCCTGCTGATGGCGTTGGAGTGTTAGTTGTTAGGCAATACGTCGATAGTTCACTAGCAGGCGATCCAAATTGATTAGGGGCGACAGTATATACAACGGTGATAGTCCCCGCCCCACTTGCAACAGCGGAATTGCTTTCCCAAATGCCCGTGGCAGTTCCGGAACTGCCTTGGTTGCCACTACCAGGTGAGCTTGCAACAACGGTTCCGGCGATACTGCCTGGAAACGTTACGGAAGAGACGACAGAATTTGCTGCTGTGAAATTCGTCGCAGCGATCGCCACCACGATTCGTGTGCAACTGGATGGTAGCGTAACCGAATAATTGACGGTTGTATTATTTGTGCTTGACGGAACATTTTGACTGAATGTAAGAGAGAATGAAACGCCGCCGCCACTGATCGCGACATTATAATTGCTATCAGGCCCCGGTCTGGCCCCAATAGGCGAGCACAGACAGACGCAAAGAAGCGCGATGAGGAGGCGTTTGATCACTGCTGATAGCCCCATGCCGAGACGGATACGACGCCACCAGTACCGGGAGCGGCGGAGACAACAGCGATTGAGGTGTTGACTGCACTAGCAGGGATACATGGAGTGAATGTTTCTTCCGTAACACCTAGCCCGCTAGCTAATGGAGCCGTCCATTGTGTGAAGTTTAGGGTCCCTGTGATTGTGCCAGTGACTGTTGCATTGCCGGTCGCCGCAGCGGTGGCGTTGGCACGAATTGAGAAGCCACAGATGTAGGTCGTGGTTGCGGCAGCGGTGGCCAGTGTTGCAGTCGTCGCTGCGGTGGTACCGGTTGCGGATGCGGTTTCAGGGATGCCGCCACCGAGAACGACACGAACATTACCTTTAACATCGGACGAAGCGTAATTGGTTTGGGCTGTGGTGTAGGTTGGATTAGCCGCTGTCGTCGCGACCATAATGAGCGAACCGGTCTGGCCCGAGGTGTTTGAGCCTGCGGTAAGGCCAACGGCACCAGTAACGAAGACATTGGCCCCAGGAACAAGAACAGCACCTGGAGATGTACCATAGTTGGCCATTGCACCAAGAGTGCCACCTGCCCAAGTGTTGACTGTTGTAACATCACGCGAGATCGAACGGAGTTTGGCTGATAGGGAGCCAGTGGCGCCAGCCGTTACGGCGGCGTCTGCAATCGCACCCTGCGTCAGGTCCCAACCATCGACAGCGGCCCCTGTTGCAAAGGCACCGGCTGCTAAGGCACCTGCGGCGTAGGAGCCAGAAGAATAAGCACCGCTTGCCACGGCGCCTGAGGCCAGCGTCACTGCGCCACCCCCTCCACCGCTACCACCCCCACCATACCCAGTGTCAAGGCCTGTACCACCAGCTAACGCGACGAGGTTGGATGCTGATCCAGTTTGATCAATACAAGCGCCAAAGGTATTTGAGCCAACGACCAGAGGGCGACTGGAACCTGATTGTATAATAATTTCACTAGCAACCGCGGTGGCTGATCCAACACCTAGTGTGCAACTTACTGCCGTGGTTCCAGTGTTTTGAAATAGAACCGTTGCACCGGTTGGGAGTGCTACGCTGGCGCTGGAAGCAGTTGCGGTTAGGTTTGCGTAGTTGCCATTTGGTGTGAAGCCACTAACTGTAGCAGATACAGTTGCATTGACACACAGTTTGCCTGTGGTGTCCATTGTGCCAAAGGCTTGGGTGGCACTAAGACTCTGGCCACCACAAGATGACACAACAGCAAATCCACCAACCTGAACACCGGCAGGTGGAGGCATGGTGAAGTTTTGAGCCAGCGCCGCACTCGCTAGCCATAGAGAGATTAGGAGTGCGGCGCCAAGCTTTTTCATATCCAGTTCCTTAATTTACCGAGGTGCAAACATATGCAATCTTAGATGATGCATTGGAAGTCTGGGTTATGGTTAAGGCTGTAGTTGAAGTAGCCCATGACATCGCTGCCAACGGACCAGATTGCCAACTAACTACACAATTGGGAGCGGTTACAAAGGCAGTGCCGAAGGTCACTACGCAAGAGGTTGAAGCAGTAGTGCCTGCAACAATCGCTCCAGAGAAGTCGGTACCAGTAAGGGTTGGGGTGCCACCAGTAATACAAGCTGAGAGAACTGGTGCTGGGCCAACTTTGGTGTTGGAAAGGATATGGCCAGGGAAGTAGACACCACCACCGGTATCGTAACCAATGGTGCCAGTTGCATCTTGGGACAACTGAACGGATTTGGTCTGGGCATAGGCGAAGCCAAGACCCAACCCAAGGATTAAAAGCGAAGGAAGGATATATTTTCGCATGGGTTTGATCCTTAGTGTAGCCGATACCACTTAGTAGTACCGAGGGAATATTGAAACTCTACAGCAGATACGGCAGTTACTGTTTGACTAGTGAAGCTGGAGTTGAGTGACTGGCCAGTGTTAGCGGTCAGGGTTACCATTGAGGTCAGGGTAGTGTCGGTGCCGATTTGTAAAATCTCACCGTCGACTGGAGAAGCTGGAGTGGTAATAGTCCATGAAGTTGGCGCGGTACCTACCCAATACAGCGTGGAATCGAGTGGGGTGGCAGTGTAGGTTGGGGTGCCGGAGACACTGGCGAAGATGTGCAAAGCAGTAGCGTTGCGAAGTTGGCTAGTAGGAATAAAGAGACTGGTCCCCTGTGGGCCACCAATTGAACCAATAACGACTTCATTACCAGTCAAGGTATTGGAGGATAGCTGTTGGGCATACACCGAACCCAAGGCAAGGGCAGCGAATGCTGCCCCGACCAGAGATGCTTTGGTTAGGAGTTTCATGTGAAGCTCCTAGTTTGCCACGTTGATGCCAGCGGGATAGCCACCCATTGTGGCGTTGCCAGTTGACTGGTACATCTGGTCCATACGATCAAGGACGATAAACGCGGCGAGCTTGCCAGCAACCAGCGCACCGACGGAGGTGTAGACGAGCTTGAGGAAGCGGGGCACAGCGATGCCAGCAGGCGGGCGAGGCATGTCCATGTCCATTAGGCGAGCGCCGAGGGTCAAGGTGGCTACGGCGTAAGCAGGCGAGGCCCACCAAGCAGAGAAGGCGGCAGGGGCACCGGAACCGTTGTCGGTAGCGCCTTCCAGCGTGACGGAGAGGGAGGTGCCACCAGTGGTATAGGCTGTGGTCACTTGGACCAGGAGCTTGAGTGCGGGGTCATCACCAATGCCGATGTCCCGAGCACCTTGGTTATTGGCCAAGACTGGGATACCAAGCATATGGAGATCGATGGTGTTGGTAGAATCCTGAGTGGTGCCGTTGGGGATCACTGAGGTACCAATAGGATCGAATGCGAGTAGGCCATCGAGAATCATGGGTTTGCTCCGTTAGGTGATTTGGGCTTCGTTGTTGAGGATCGCGTCACAGGTGCGGACTGGAAGGCCACGGAAGGTGGTGATCACCTTACCTTGCCACTCTTCCAAGCGAAGTAGGACGTTGGTTTTGTTCATTGCTTGGAGGTCGAGGTAGGTGCGAATGACGCGATTGCAGTAGACAACAACTCGGCCCATGTTGGCGCGGATGTCTGGGGTGTCAGAGGATTGAATTGCGGTGGCTTGGGCTGGAGCGGTTGGGAGGCGATAGAGAGCACGAACCAATAAGTTGATTAGATTGGCCGCGCTGACACCGGTGAGTTGGGTGATGTCGATGTTTCCAATCCGTGCGGTATAACGCCAATCGCGAAGAACCAATCCAATCTCCCACTTGAAGTGATCTCGATAGGCTTGGTAGGTGTTGCCAGAAGCGTCTTGCACTGGCCACTCACCCATATCGCGATGTTGAAGGCCAGTCATCTTGCCCTTGGGGAATGTTGCGTGGGTGGTGTCCGAGCCCCAGGTGGTGATCCAGATGGAGGTGTTGGTGGAGGCAGTGCCACCGCCATCGAGAACGTTGTTAGCGGTCTGAGAGTTGGCGGTGGTCTTGGTGGAATAGCGGGGAGCAAGGCCAGTGAAGCGCTCAGGGTTGGCAAACTGATTGCCGTAGATCACCGTGGCAGCGACTTGCTGGGACATGCCTTCGAGGAAGGCACGAACTTCACTGAGACGGAACTCAGCGGTGTTGCCATTCAAGTCGGCGATATCCTTATCGATCACCGCGTAGGTTTCAAGGTTGCCACAGGTGTCGGTGATCTGGGCGGTGGTGGACTTGGCATTCGGAACGCCTTGGTTGAGGAGGCGCCAGGTGGCTTGGGGCAAGCCGGTGCGGACGGTGGTCTTGTGTCCGGTTGGGAGGTTGCCTTCGACAACGAGCATGTCATCAAGGATTTCATTGGTTTGAGAAAGGAGTTCGATGATGGATGCGATTCGATATCCATCTTCGAGCCGCTTCGCCCAGTCAGCGTAGGTTAGGGCGATACTGCCAATAATGGCCATGGGTTGTGGTTCCTTCTAAGAGGTTGATGGGAATACGACGATAGGCCGGTGAATCTGGGCATTGCCTGTCAACCTCTCTGAGGCTTCATCCGGGTAGATTGGGGAACATGGCTTTAGCGGCCGAGGGACGCTCAGGTTTCGCTGGGTCGCGTTGGCCAAGTGGAGATGGTCCTTTGCCTTCAACATGCTTGCCTTCGCTTAAAGCCTTGCCCCAGGTGTTCAACGCGCTAACTATCGCTGGGTGATTGCCAAGGCCAGACATGTTCATGACTTCGTTGAATTTGTCGATGGCAGCTTTGTCACCGAGGCTAGCTTTGAGCTTACCGATGTTCTCATTGACATCAGGGCGTAGGCCGTCGCCAGAGGATAGGTTTGGGTCCTTGAGGACATCATTACGCCAGCCTGCGGTCATTTCCTTGAATGCGTTCTGCGGGGCCTCGGACGCGGATTTCTGATCCTTGACGTAGAGATCAACTAGCTTCTGCGCGGCGTCTTGAGGCAAGTTTAGTTCTTTGAAGATGGTGGTGGCGTCCTTGAGTACGTCTGCGTTGACGGCTACGCCATCTGGAAGTTTGAAGTCTGCGTATGTGTCTGTGGCTTTGGATTCAGTTGTTGACGGGGTCTTCGGTTCCGTAGGGGTCGTAGTCGTCTCGCCAGTTAGAGTAGTCTGATCCTTCAGCGTCCCGTCCGGGGTCCGAGCTTCCGGACTGTTCTGAAGAGGAGCTTCCGGAGGTAGAGTTAGAATTGGTGCCTCGGTTGTTACTGTTGTGTCGCTCATTTGATTCCCTTATCATTGGTAGGTATTGATCGGGGATGAATCGCATTACGTCGTTGAGTAATTGCAATCCAACGTTACGCTGGCCCTCTGCGAAGGCCATCTGCATCGCCACAGGCGAATAGGTAGAGTGGAATACGTTACACTGCGATAAAAACTCATAGACGTAAAGGCGACCTTCAACTGTGGCCATCATCACACGCACAAAGTCTCCACGAGCGGAATCGATTTGGGCCGAACGCTTCTCTTGGGCGCGGATTGATTTACGATCGGATGCTGAGGCTTGAGTCATCAGTTAGGCTTACCTAAACATGACTTATGAAACCAAATCCAAGGAGCATCTTTGATCTCATTCCCATCTTCATCTTCGATCTTCTGACAGCGAACACTCAACTTCTCACCACTGATAGGTTGCTTACATACATTACATACAGCGGTGTCGAGTTCGTCTTGGGTCATGATAGGCCCTGTTGGCCAATAGCGGATTGACCACCACCGAGATTGAGATCGGAGACGTTCTTGGCACTCTTGGATAACTGTTCGGCAAGAGCGGCTTGTTGGGCTTGTTGTGCCTGCTGCTTGGCTTCCTCGCGAATCTGCTGTAGCATCTCCGGACTACGGATCATCTTCGGATCGTTGTTGAGGAGCTTGGAATATTTCTCCATTGCGTAGTCGATATCGATGTTGTCCATTGAGCCCGGCTTGATGCCTTCGAGGGTTCCACCAAATTGCACCACACGCTCAATACCACCTGCGGCGGTTGCTTGTTGGGCTTGGGAAAGCATTGAGACGTAGTCAATGGTCATCATCTGACCTTGGACTTCGGCTGGGGCTGGAGGAATGATTCCTGCACGTAAGGCAATGGCGAAGACACGATCAATAGTGGGGCCTAGGACTTCGTAGTCGATGCGATCAAGGGCGGGGCCGAGGAGGACCATGGATTCAGCGCGACGCATGTCCCATTCCATGGCGGTAACGTTGGAGCGGGTCTCGAATTGGCTAGCGGTCATTAATACGTCATTAAAGAAGATTTTCTGAAGCCGTTGACGGGCTTCATTCATGTCTTCGGTGATTTCACTGACGGGAAATTTGGTGTCGTACACACTTGCAAATCCTGGCTTTCCTGAAGTAGTGTAGCCAGATACGTAAGTGATGCCTCCGGGTAGGAGGGAAGCAGGTTGGTTCTTGAGTTGGATATCAGCCACCAGCGGGGGATTAACCATCTTGTCAATGGCTTGGGCTTTGCGTCGGGCTTCGAGTTGGAGTTGTTTGTTGACGGGAAGTCCATCCATTGCTACCGATCTGCCATAGGCATCGTTGGAGACAAGGTCCCAGCGGCCGATGATGGCCATGCGTTCATAGAAGCCGCCGAGGTAGAGAAAGCCTGGAGCGTTGGTTGCGCCACCTTGAGGGGAGGTTGATCCGCCCCATTCCCAATAAACCTCACGATAGGCCCACTTGGGGTCTAGGCCAAAGCGTGCAGCGTCGCCTGGGTTGTTGGGTTCGATTGCGTGAGCGATGATAATTTCACGAGTGCGGTTGGCGCCAGATGGGTCGTCGTAGAGGGCCTGGACACTTTGACTACATTTGCTGTAGGTCCAACGATCTACGACTGCATCGACCGTCATTGTGAATTCGCGATAGAAGATGACTGGTCGGTACTTGCCATCGATGTCGACGTAGTATTCGCCAAAGCAGGGGTTGTAGCAATTGATGACGTTGTCGTAGTCTTCGTAAATTAAGAGGACCGCGGTGCCGAAGACGACGAGATCGAAGTAGAAGGTTGCAATGCAGTTGTAGAAGTTGGAGGAGGCGAAGATCAGGTATAACAATCGCTCACACTCAGCGAGCCAAAGGGATACAGGACTTGTCTGGGTTGAATCGATCTTGCCTACTTTGAGCCGGAACCAGGGACGGGTGGGAGAAGACTTTCCAGATACGAGACCCGACGCAAGATTCCTCGCAGCAATAACTCCTGTCTCATCAAGGATATGTTGATTGATTGGGGAACCACGATACGCTTGGTTGGGGGTAATGATCCATTTATAGCGTCTAGGAAGGAAATAATCAGCAAGTTCTCTGGCATGTGTCCACCATGAATAACGATTGATGCGGAGGCCCATCAGGCGACCGATGCAGAAGTTGTAGAGAGATAGTTGTTTAGGACTTATTGCTATTGCTGGCTGGGGCATCGGCCGCTGGTTTGATTAGAGGAGGTGCACGTTCCGCTGCCATCTGGGCTGCGGCCATAAGGATGTAGGGATCGTCGGGCTTCTGGCGGACGGATGGTGTTGGACCGTGGGTGATGGGGACTACTGGCAAGCTACGCTCCTACCAATGTCTTCTGGCCGAAATCTGAGCTTGGTGCAGCCGATGCCCCAACGAAGGATGGTTGAGAGCCTTTGAGGGATTGGCTCGAACCTGCTGGGGAAGTGGTGGGAGGTGCAGCCACTGGCGGTGGAGCGGCGGGTGGAGTTGGGGTTGCGGCTGGGGTGGCGGGTTGGTTGGTGCCACCTCCAGCAAATGCTGCGGTTGCACCCCCGGCTAGGCCAGCGAGGGCAAGGCCTGTCAATGTGATTGGGTCGACGGAGCAGATATGGGGATCGATCTCAATATGTCTCATAGCGACTCCATTGCGTCATACACAGCACGCACTGATCCACGATCAAGTTCTTTGGCTTCATCTGAAAGCTGATCATAAGGAACCATAAGCTCCTCACCTTTCTCAGACTTTCTGGTTGTAACGCCGAGCTTTAGCTTAGATGCGATCCAAGCCTCGTGTACCTTAGCACTTACAAGTTCAATATCAGGAAGAGTCATTGTAACATCCTTTCCTCTGCATATGGATGGTATTCACAGTCCGCAGTTGCATCCTTGGCCATCACCCCAGCGAACTCCCAGCCAGCGTTGGAGTTCTTCGCCAATGGTCCGCCAAAGGTCAGGGCCAAGGCATCGAGATCGTCCAAGATCAAATTGGCGTTGTCATCCATTAGGTCTTCTTTTGAGACGAGTTGGATTTGATCCTGCTTGTTGTAGGTATAGCGGATCGCGAGCATGGCGGTGCGGAGTTCGGCGTCGTTGGGGATTATGGCGGTTCGGAGCCATGCGCGTACGGCGCCATACATTGCGCCTCGCATATTGGCGTACTTCTCGCCCATGGTGTCGCTGGAGATGCCGGTGATGGAGTCTTTGGCGCCGAATTGGACTTCGGTTACATGGAGACGTTGATTGCGGCAGTTGTCGACTACGCCACCACCGACTCCGCCTCCGTCGATGAAGATGCCATCTGGATGCCATTCGTAGAAGGCGTCGTGGACTTTGTTTGCCAACTCAACTGTATTCAATCCATTGTAGCGTCGTCGGTCGATGCTTCTGGCATCACGTCCCTTGCGAGGGAAGATGACTGAGTTATTCGAACCAAATCGTGCAACGTCCACCCCAAGCGCAAGAGGAGTGAATGCGTCGACAAAAACTTCTCGATCTGCTGACATTGCTCCATCAATGTCACTCGCTGAAAAGAACTCCATTTCTCCGACTCTGGGGAACTGACCCAGAACACGAATTCGTACAAAGTCAGAGTCGAGTCCATAGGCTTTGATCCATTTATCAAATCTGGACTTGTTTGTAACTTTGACGCTTCTCGAATCGATTTGACGAGTGTTCCAAAATTCATGATGCCTGCCTCCTTCAAAGCATTCTTTAAACCGCCCGGTGTTGCGGGTTGGGTTGCCAAAGACGAGCCAGATGATTTCGGTGTTGTCGTCGGTGAGGGCACCTTCAGCGGTTTCCCAAATGATGTCAGCGATTTCAGAGGCTTCGTCGAATATCAACAATATCCTCTTGCCTTGGTTGTGCAACCCTGCGAACGCTGCTGGGTTCTTCTCAGACCACGGAATCATATCGATCCGCCAAGTGCGTTCTCGATCGGGGTCCTTGGAGAATAGGGCCGTGGCCGTTAGCGTGAAATGATCACGTGTGAACCAGCAAAGATTGAACCATTTCCCAACCTCTGCCCAGGTTTTGGTTTTAAGCTGGGTTTCGGTGTTGGCTGTGATGACACCGCGGCAATCGGGAAATGTACAGAATGCCCAGAGGATGATCCAGGCGACGGTAGCGGATTTCCCGATGCCATGGCCGGATGCGGTAGCGATTTGAATCGCTTCAGAAGGGTTAAGAAGTCCAAGGCGGATTAGCTCCATTAGGTCGCGGGACCAGTCGTCGGGGCCGGAGAAGGCTGCAAGGACTGTGCCTTCCTGGCCCCAGGGGTACGCACCGAGGGTGAAGGCTAAGGGATCACCACTGACGCTCGCCAGCCATTCGTGTAATCCATCCCCAAGTCCCCCTTCAACCAACACCTCAATCGCTCCCTTGTCGACTACCTATGAAACGTCGCAACGCATTAGCATGCGTTGCTCCTTTGACTCTTGGCGGAGTCAGGTCAGTGGCGCTCAAATCCTCGGCGACTAAGATCGTGCAGCACACTGACCTTCCCCCACGGCCCAGTGGGCGCAGAACCACCACTGGGTTAGATACGACGGGCAATTCGATTCTCCGTCGGTGTTACGTCGATGACTTTGCGTGCTTCATCCCGGGCTGCCTTGGCACGCTCGAGGTTCTTGGCGAAGTCGATGTTGACGTTGGTTTGGATGGATTTCTTGACCAATCCGGTTCGGTCGGAGGTATCGGAGAAGACACGAAGGGCACGGTCGAGGGAGACTAGTTCTCCTGTTTCCTCAGCGATATCAAAGTGTTCTTCAATCGTACGAAGGGCCTTGAGGTTAACTGAGGTTGCAGCGCGATAGCGTTCTTCTTCCGCGGAAACATAAGCTTGATCCACATCGTCACGGTATTTGGCAACGAGGTCCTTGAACGCGGGGTCGGAGTGGAGGACATACACACGCGAGATCGTGAAGCCAGTCTGAGCCGCTGCGTCCTTAGGGCGAACCCCTGCGGCGATCAGGCGAGCTAGGGCATGGTGCGGATCGCGAAGACGCTGAGTGGCGAGGACAGAGCGTTTGTCGCGGAGACGTAGCAAGTCGTCGGGGACCAAATCCCTGATCGCCTTGATCTCTAGTGGTTTTGCTAAGCGTCCTCGGGATAGCATTAGATTCGCCTGTTGATTGGTCCTAAGATAGTTGGATGTGGATCGTTCGCCTGCCTTACAACATTAGGCACTATCGTTGCCAATAGTGCCTTGATATCCAACTTCTCGTAAGGTTCTTTGTTATACTGACTATTGTGCTTTACGTTGTACTTCGGTTTGTATTTGCGGATCAATTGCTCTTCAAGTTCATTCGCCTCGTCTTGTCGACAACTCTTGAGCCAAATGGTATCGAATGGTATCTTCCCTCCCATCTTTGGCCCAAAGCTTGTCATCATGGATTTGTTGGTGATCTTGTGCTGCGCGAATCGTTTGAACGGTGTTGATGACTGACCGATGTACGTTACCTTGCCCTTGTAGCACAATATGTACACCGCCATATACAACACCGACGATATGTTTTCGAAGCCCGGCTCCACCGCATAGTCCTCCAATGTATACCCTATTATGCGCAGATGTCGTATGAAAAGTCAAGTACTAATTAATCACACCATTGTGAAACGAGGTAGGGAAACCTCCGGGTCTTTCGTTTCCCAGAACTTTTATGTCAAGGGGCTCTGGCCGGCTGGCGAAGGCTGAATTTTGGGCCTCCCCCCGGGGCGATGACATTCTGGTAAATATGTCACGCATCCATGCAAATGCATTCACACGATTGTGATTTGATTGTGCAGCGCAGCGGTGCTATGATTGGGATGCTAGCCAATGATGGCAGCTAACGGAGATACATCCAATGGCACGCAAGGCAATACAGTTCCGCAATTTTCCCGAGCAGAGCTATAGCCCAGAGTTGGGCGAGTTGCTCAAGATGATGGGAGAGATCAAGGCCCAGATCAATCAGGAGATCATTAACATACTGGTGCAGGTTGAGCCCAGCGTGGCAGCCAAGAGGGCTGTGCATTCGTACAAGCTCGACTTCGAAACAGGCCAAGTTGAGTTGAAAGTGGCGCTGGTCGATAAGCCCAAGGCCAAGGGCGAAGCCAAGCCACAGGTGAGCTTGGGCGATTGGTTGAGGGCAGAGGCAAGCCGATGACGTTGATCTGCATCTGCATCGGGATGCCAGCGTTGTGTTTGCTCATGTTGCCATTGTTCGCAATCTGGGAACATAGGAGGGGATTATAAAATGCTCGTGTCAATTCACGGGTATTGGCAAGCCAATGAATAATGCGTTTTGCGATATACATGACAAATCAGTCTATTCTTGTGGTGTTTGCGATTGTCATGACTATCGCCCTAGCAAGCCGCCCGATCCTGAACATGGCAATTGGCCTCGTTGTGTATGTGGCCATATAGCTCAAGATCATAATTGATGATTAAGGCCGGGCATTGTCCCGGCCTTTTTTATATGGAGTTTGTTCACGTTTTGTCGGGCTCGCTGATACGGCCAAGCGCGGCCTGGTATCTTGGCCCAGCCAATCAAAACAAACGCATGGGCGGGCTTCGCAATCGATCCTAGGGGCATTTGGCTGGCGATGTTTGGTTTCGATTGGCGTTCGCTGGCAAATAAGTTCTTATCAAGCCTATAACTTATCAGTAAACCCTTCATTGTCTAGTCCGTAAAAGTGGTCACGCCGCCGGCCGTCAACATCAATTTCTAACCTTCTTCTTTAAAAATTTTTTTTTTTTAGAAGAATAGAGGTAGGAGGGAGTGGCGAGTGTGGGTGACCAGATTTGCGTACCTAACATTGAGGGGGTTACCAGTAAGTTATAGGATTGATGAGGATTTATGGAATTGGGATGTGGTAAATAGATAAAATGAGTTGTTGACACAGGGAGTGATTTGTGGTATAATAAGACCATGACCACAGCGGAACGATACCCGTGGCGATCATGGAGATGGGTAAATGAGTGATGATAGGGATATTGAGGACCTGAGCAATATCGAACCGAATAAGGATGACCGGCGATTACCTGCGTGGAATTACCAACAGCGGTATAATTGGCTGTTGGAGAATAGCCCTAGTGAAGCCAAGCGATATTGGGACAAATGGGCAAGACCATTTGATGCAATGATTAGAGGACAGGCGGAGAATGAGAAGAGGGTGAAAGATCAGCGGATTGAGGAGTTGTTGAACATTGCACTGATTAGAAGGAAATTGAAAGGGGAATAGGTGATGAACAAGGGAATGACAATTGGCGACTTGATAGCTAAGCTAACACTTATACGGGATGACTTTCCTGTGTTGGTGTGGGAACACGATGCTGAGGATTATGTTCCAGTGATTGATATACGATATGAGAATGATGAAGTGAAGTTGCTCACTGGTTACGAGGAATAATGCCGCACCGCACCATCACGAAAAAGTGATTTGATTGTGCGGTGCGGTATGGTGCAGAATGCAAGCACGACAGCGCATTGAAGTGGAACGTAAGGAGACAACTAATGATCGAGATGAAATTACTACACGAACGAGCTACAATAGAACATGCCGGGCTTATA